AATAACCAAACTTTTTCTGCAAGAAATCATTCTTGGAAAAGAAATGGTTATCCTAACTTAGTTTGGTTTATAGACAGTTTCCTTGGAAAAGGCCACTGTTTAGAATGTTGGGTGTACTGGAAGGTACGCCGCAAGTGGTAATTTGGCCTCGGCTCCTCTGGTGGTTCCCTTCGGGGAGCTGCTGGGGGAGTCGGGGTAAAATTTTTTTTTTTTTTGATATTAAGATGAAATGGATATTAATTTTTATTAGTTACTCTAATGGTCATGTTATAACTGTTGGTAACGGTGTCTTCGAGACACACATGGAATGCTTTGCTGCTAGAGAGATTCTTAGCAGTGAAGTCGGTGGGGGTAATGGTTACTTCCCTCCTAACTTGCAAGCTATTTGTATGCAAGTAAAATAAACTTAAAATAAACGCCGAAAGGGTTTAGAAAGGAAATATAATGCTTAATAAAGATTATTTTTTAGGATTTGACCGTTTGATGAGAGATATGGAAACCTTTGGAGGCAATATTCCAAAGTATCCTCCTCATAATATTATCAAGGAAGATGATAAGTTTAAAATTGAAATGGCTTTAGCTGGCTTTGCAAAAGAAGACATTTCGATTGAGGTCAAAGATAAAATTTTAAGAGTAACAGGAGAGCCTTTAGAGGAAGCTAAAGACTATGTATTTAAAGGTATCTCTTCAAAAAGATTTGAAAAGAGCTTTATGCTTGGTGAACATATTAAAGTAATTGACGCAGATATGGTCAATGGTTTATTAAGTATATCACTTGAGGAAATTATTCCTGAAGAGAATAAGCCACTTACAATTCAAATTAAATAACACACACAGAAAGAACACACACATGGAAAAATACACTAAAAATCCTTATCAAATCCGTTATGACGTACTTGCAATGGCTAAAGACATGATGGATAAAGCTTATGAAACCAACATGACTATTGCTGAGAAAGCAATGGAAACTTATAAAGACAATGCAGAAGAAGCATTAAAGGCATGGAAGAATTATGTGCCTGTAATGTACACCCCAGACGAAATTAAAAAGAATGCAGAAAGTCTTTATGAATTTGTTGTGAGTAAGCCTCATGAGAAATAACCACTATGCTTATGCTAGGAAACTTAGAGCAAAAGTTCTTAAACTCTTAATGAGAAAACTTATCAAGGGTTTTCCAGTAATTTTGCCAGATAAATATCTGAAAAATAATACCTGACGTTTAAGAATAACTTTGCTAAGGCTCTGCCAAAGTGATACTAAAGGACTCTCTTACTGGTACTTGAAAAGAGATGCTCTGTATGCCCCCCGATAGTACCCACCGAGTATACTCATGTAACTCTTTTCGGGGGGTTATTAAGTATCACTTTGGTATCCTTAGTGTAAGAATTTAAGATTATAATTTAAGTTCTTGTTTTTTATTTATTTTTTATTAATAAGGATTTTAATTATGAACTTTTCACAATTCCATACAGAACCTTTTGGATTGAAGGTAGGCAAAGGCAAAGTTGATGGGCATAAGTCAGTGCATAAATTTGGTGCTGTTAATGCTATGTCACAAAACCAATCAGGAAGTATTTGGGATGTCGATGATACTAACTATCCTTGGAGCAGTTTCAATAGTGCTTCTACTCTGGATATTCCTGCTGTTAATTCTAGTGATTCTGGGAAGACTGTAACTATTGTTGGCTTAGATGCTAACTACAATGAACAAACAGAAAGTGTTGTTGTTAGTTCTTCTACAACTTCTACTACAACTAATTCTTTTATTCGTGTTTACCGTGCCTTTATTGAAGATGGTGCTACTAATGTAGATGATATACTAATTCAAGTAAGTGCTGTAACTGTTTGTAAAATTACTGCTGGCAAGGGTCAAACTCTTATGGCTATTTATACGGTCCCTGCAGGGTACACTGGATATCTTATGAAAGGTACTGCAACCTGTCAAGCAGGAGCTGATGCTACAGTGAATATGTTTGTACGTTACTTTGGACAAGACTCTTTCAGAATTGGTCACAGCTTAGAAGTTTCGGGTACTGGAGGACAGTATGTTTATGACTTTGCTTGCCCAGTTAAAATACCTGAGAAATCTGATATAGATGTTAGAGGCACAATGCGCTCTAATAATGCAAGACTTACATCAGCTTTTGACTTAATCTTGCAAAGTAACTCAAGTATTATTTTGGAAAGATAAATAATATTATTTGGAAAAACTAAATAATCTTTTTTAAATAAAAACAATGACTTACTGTTAGTATCCCTTAAGTTACTGAAAGTAATGGATAAATATTTTAAAATTTTTTATATCTTGGCAAATAGAACTTTGAAAAACCTGAAAGGAGGTCACAATGCCAGACAACCGCAAAGATAAATCTGGAGGCCGTAAGCCTGGGAGTGGACGTCCTAAAGGGTCTAAAAACATTAACTCTATGGCATCAGTACGTAAGCTTGAGGAGCTTGGTTTTGATCCTATTGAGATGATGGTTAAAAAGTATCAAGAGATACAATCTAAGTTAGACTATTTAGAAGAAATTGGTAAGCATACTTCTGGTGCTTATGCACAGATGACCGCTACACAAGGTACACTTATTAATAACCTTATGCAGTATGGTTATAAGAAGATCCCTGATAAAATTGAACAAGAGGTTACTGAAAAGAAACCTATTAGCATTCTACTCACAGATACTAATGAAAAAGAAAAAGAGGATACTTCCAATGAATAAAGCAGAGGAATCTTGGCACTTGTCTAAAAGTGTACCTATAACGTTTATTTTAGCCATTGCAATACAAACATTTGGTGTTATATGGTATATGTCTAATCTTGATGCTAACGTAGAATTAAATGCTCGTGATATTGCACGACATGAAATACGTCTTAATGAGATGGAGAAAACAACACAAGAGTTAAAGGTGCTTAATGCTCGTATAGATGAGAACATTAAGGCCATTCGTGAAATGATGGAAAAATCTAGGTCAAACTAAGATGGATCCTATTAGCTGCGTAACTCTTGCGGCTGGTGCTTTTAAGACTATTAAGGCTGCTATAGGCGCTGGAAAAGACTTACAAGACATGACTAGCCAACTATCCACTTGGGGTAAGGCTTTTAGTGACTTTACTAACTTAGAAGAGAGAGCTAAAAACCCTCCGTGGTGGCAAAAGACGTTTAAAGGCAGTGATGAAGAAACTGCCCTTGAAATATTTGCACACAAGAAGAAAATGGAACAGATGCGTAAAGAGATCAAAGATCATATCTCTTGGCATTATGGCCCTTCTGCTTGGGAAGAAGTATTACAGATAGAAGCAAGTATGAGACGTAAACGTAAACAAGAGTTATATGCTAAACAGCAACGTATGGATGCTATTATTAACTGGACTGCAGGACTAGCTATTTTTGGTCTTGGTCTTGGTATGATGATATTAATCTTTTATTATATTGGTGTAGCACAAGGAAAGTGGTAACATGGAAAACTTAAAACTACCTATTGCTTTAGTGTTAGCTATGGCAGCACAGTTAGCAGGTGGTGTGTGGTGGGTATCCCAACAAGCTGCTACTATTGCTAACTTAGAAGAGACTGTTAATCAACTAGGCTCTAAAATGGCTATAGAAGATAATGTTAATCTTAAAAGAGACGTACAAGATAATGCTATGGAAATAGGCCACATTTGGGATGACAACGATGATCTCTGGGACGAGCTAGAAGGGCTATCTATGTCACTTAATGATATTAACAGGCTAAAGCAAAGAATAGCAGCTATCGAGACAGAACTTAAGTATATTGGGCGTGACCATGAAGGTATGTTTGATATGAAAGGTAATGATATGTGAAGAAATATGTTTATTATGATGACAAAGGAAAAGTACTCATCATGACTAGACATAAACGCATAGGTGAGGAGTACGTTAAAAATGTCCTATCACAACAGAAAAGCAAAAAGAAAAAGCCCAACAAGCGCAAAGCCAAAGAAAAAGGCACCTAAAGGTTATCACTACATGCCTAATGGAAAGCTTATGAAGGGTGCTACTCATAAGAGTGGAAGGAAAAAGTAATGGCTAGAGCAAATCCACGCATTTGGGAAAGAGCAAAGGCTAAAGCTAAAGCTCGTATGGGTGGTAAACATTCTGCTAGAGCCATGCAATTAGCCGCTAAATACTATAAAGACATGGGCGGTAAATACACTGGTGGTAAAACAGCAGCTCAGAAGTCTATGACTAAATGGACTAAACAAGACTGGGGTACTAAGAGTGGTAAGAATAGTGTTCTTGGTAAAGATGCTACTGGTGAGCGTTATTTGCCTAAAAGGGATCGTGAAAAGCTTACCAAAGCACAGTATGCCTCCACCACTAGAAAAAAGCGAGCTGACCTTAAGAAGGGAAAACAATTTTCCCAACAGCCCAAAAAGGTCAAGAAAAAGTTAGGTCGTAAAAAGTGATAAAGTTACATGAGAAACAGTCAGAAGTTATTAGAGATTTATTTGTAAATAAGAGTAATCGTTATGCAGTAGTTAATGCTAGTCGAGGCTTTGGCAAGTCTTACTTAGCAGCTACAGCGGCTATTATAGCAGTACAAGAATTAATGAATTTAGATGAGGATGTTCCTAATAAGAACGTAGCCCTCATTGCCCCTACCTACAGCCAAGCAGTAGATATTTACTATCCACTGATAGCTTGGCAACTGGGTATGGAGGACTTTGCTGATAAGGCTTCTAAAGCAGCAGGACAATTTTGGTTTCCAAATAACGTTCAGCTTAAGCTTTGGTCTTATGAAGCATCACAACGTATGCGGGGTACAGGCCAGTATTTTATAGTAGCCGATGAGGTTACTTCTTGGAAGGGTGCTGGTATGAACCTTAAAGAGTCATGGGAATCAATTATACAACCTTGTGTTGCTACTCGTTGGTCTCCTATGAACGCTAAAAAGTTTAACGCTAACTCTGGTCGAGCACTTATTATTAGTACTCCCAGTGGTTATGATTATTTCTATGAGATGTATAACAGACAAGATTATGATGATGACTGGAAAAGTTATACATATACATACAAGGATTCTCCTTTCTTAGATGAAGAGGAGATTGAAAGGGTAAAGCTAACACTGGACCCCTTAAAGTTTGCTAGAGAATATACTGCAAGCTTTGAAGATTCAGGTAATAATGTGTTTTATACGTTTAATCGTAAAGAGCATATTGACAATACACTTCAAAATTTTGAGGAAGGTGAAGACGTTCATGTCGCTATTGACTTTAACGTTGGAATCATGGCCTCAGTTATCTTTGCTATTCGGGGAAATCAAATCCAAATACTGGATGAGATGCAAGGACACCCCGATACTGAAACCCTAGCAAGAGCGCTTAAGGAAAAGTATAATGATCATCGTATCATTTCTTATCCTGATCCTGCTGGGAGGGCGAGAAAAACTTCAGCTGCTGTCGGTGTTACTGATTTCAGGATCCTAGAGACACACGGTATATTTACCAGAGCACATACAAAAGCTCCACCGATTGTAGACTCAGTAGCAGCTGTGAATAAAAAGTTTAAGAACGCCAATGGTGATATTGACATGCTAGTTCATCCTAAGTGTGTTAATACCATTAAGTCTCTAGAGCGTACACAGTGGGTAGAGTCTAACCCAGATAGTGCCACGATTGATAAAAAAGAAGGTATTGAACATTGGACAGATGCACTGCGCTATGCAGTAGAATATCTATATCCAATCAGAGCAGGAACTAAAGTCGTTAAGCGTGGCTTTAATTTCTAATAACACAGCAAAGAAGGAATAAAATAATGGCAGACAAACCATTAAAGAAGATTTCCCCAACCACAGTTAATTCTATTAATAAATATCTTAAAAGTGTTCAAAAGCAAGAAATTGCCTCTCGCTACAAAGGCGGTCGTGGTGGCAAACGTGCTTATAAGCAGGGCGACTCTATAGATCGGCTGAAAAGCAAACTTCTTAGACGTTACAATCAGGCTAAAGTAAACACTAGCTTGTTTTATAACGTAGGTAAAGGAATAACATCAGGTACTATTGACAAAACTTTAAAGAAAGCAGGATTTGATGTTAGTGATTACCGTGATAGAGCAAAAGTAAAAGGTGTTTTACGTAAAACAGTATCTGGTAGACGTGGCAGCCTTTCTCTAAGCAATGTTGCAAATCAAATGACCTTAGGGTATGCAACTCTAGCAGGTATGGCGGCGGGCGCACCTAAAGGCATTAAAAGAAATGTCAAGGCTCGTACAGGCACAAAGTCTCGTACTAGAAAAGGTTTATTTGGTGCTACAGCGGGTCGTGTAGTTGGTGCAGTAAAGACTCGTATTGCTCGTAAAAAATACGGCAAAGAAACTACTGCACAAATGCGTAAACGTATTAATGCACAAAATGCATCTAAGCGAGTTAAGGCTTCTAACAGAGCAAAAACTTTTGGAACTATTGCTAAGAAGACAGGTCTTGGTATTCAAAGAACTGGTCAGCTTCGTAGTGGTAAGTTTATAGCAGCATCAGGTATGCGTAAAAAATATGTATTTACACCAGCTCGTAAAAGAGCACTTGCTAAAGCAAGACAAATGCGCAAACAAAATCGTTAAATATTTATTAATAAAGGAATAAACAAATGGCAAAACGTAAAATGGGGTCACAGTCCCGCATTGGCAACGCAATTGGTCGTGCCTATGGTAAAGCAAAATCAGCAGCTCGTAACAGAACCTCAGTAGGAACTGAAGGTGTTGCAGGAATGCGTGCTCGTATGGCACGTAAGAAAGCTCGTGGCGCAAAGCTAATGAAAGCTAAACGTGCAGTGGGTAAAGTTAAATTTCAGTTTACTTCTGCTCGCCGAGCAGCTTTGGCAAAAGCTCGTAGAGCTTCAGCACAGGCACGCAAAGGCAAGAACCGTGCAACAAATACAGTTTCATCAGCAATAGCTCGTGCTCGTACTGCAATGGGGCGTACTTCACGCCGTGGTACAGGCCGTACAGGTGGCGGAATTCGCTAAACCATAATAAAAACAAAGCAAGGGGGCTTATGCTCCCTTCTTTTTATAGTATTAAGAATAGTGCGGAAATAATAACAATAATAACACTTAAGCCCATCTGAGGATCGGCAGGAGGAAATACTATGCCACGTTCTAAAATAACGTCTGGTTCACAAGACCTAATTACAGATGACGGTGCTGTACTAGTCTCTGTAATACATGGCGAGCAAACTCGTCTAGACATAGTAGCTAGCTGGTTAACTAACCTTTCTGGCTATACAATTACAGCAAAAGTAGTGGAAGCAGCTAACATCCAAGGCTCAGGGGAAAAACCTACAGACCCACAACCTGCAGGAGCAGTTATTACGCTTCCAATCGTAGATGATGACCCGACAGATAATCAATTTGATATTGTAATTCCATCAACTGTTATTGATACTTGGTCAACAACCCCAGAACCAGATCAACCTATCTATGGTTTTATTGGTTTAAAAATTGCCGATACTGGTACAGGGGATGCACAACAAATTTGGAAACCAATTAGAGGTCTGTTAGAGGTTTGTTACTCACCTACGGAGGCTACATAAGATGGCATATGATCTTACGATTAATCAACAGCAATACCAAGCAAGTCTAGCCCGAACAGGTGGGCAAGGCAGCAAAGGTGATTCTGTTACTAGTGTAACAATGAATGAAGATGGTGATCTTATTGTTGTTATTTCAAATTCTGCGGGGAATGTTGTTTCAACAACTAATGTTGGCGGTTCAACTTATATTGCAGCTACAGAAGCTCTTTATGATAGTTTTGATGATCGTTACTTAGGCCATAAAACTTCAGCACCTACAGTAGACAATGACGGTGATGCCCTTTTAACAGGAGCTATTTACTTTGATACTACAAGTAGTAGCCTTGGTGTATACAATGGCACAGCCTGGGAATATCCAGTATCAGAAGCACAAGCGGCTCAGACAGCGGCAGAAACAGCTCAGACAGCAGCAGAACTAGCAGAGACTAATGCATCTACTTCAGAAACCAATGCGGCTACCTCTGAGACTAATGCGGCAACCTCTGAAGCTAATGCTCTTGCATCCCAAACTGCATCAGCCACTTCAGAAACAAATGCATCGACTTCTGAGACTAATGCAGCTACATCAGAAACAAATGCAGCTACTTCTGCAGCTAACGCTTCGACTTCTGAGACTAATGCAGCTGCTTCTGAGTTAAACGCAGCTACTTCTGAAACAGCAGCCGCAAATAGTGCTACAGCGGCGGCTACAAGTGCAACTAACGCAGCTACTTCTGAGTCAAATGCGGCGACTTCCGAAAGTAACGCCTCAACAGCAGAAGGCAATGCACTATCTTATGCTAACGATGCAGCAACCTCTGAAGGTAATGCCTCGGCTTCTGCTTCTGCAGCGGCTGTATCAGAAGCTAACGCAGCAAACTCCCAATCAAGTGCGTCTACAAGTGCAACTAACGCTGCTACTTCGGCGACTAATGCTGCAACTAGTGAAAGTAATGCAGCTACAGCTTTGTCTCAAGTACAAACTATTTATGATAACTTTGACGATCGTTACTTAGGTAATAAGAGTTCAGATCCAGTAGTTGATAATGATGGTAATGCTTTAGTTACTGGTACGTTCTATTACAATACAACAACTAATGAACTAAAGGTCTTTAGTGGTTCTGCTTGGGTTGCACCTTCAACAAGTGCTTCCAACAGTGCTTCAGCGGCAGCTTCTAGTGCAACGGCGGCGGCAGCTTCGGCTACTGCGGCAGCATCTTCCGAAACAGCGGCAGCAAGTTCTGAATCAAACGCAGCTGCAAGTGAGTCTGCTGCGGCTACTTCAGAATCTAATGCAAGTACTTCGGAAACTAATGCAGCTGCCTCAGAAAGTAATGCAGCGGCTTCAGCGGCAGCAGCAGCAGCTAGTTATGATAGCTTTGATGATCGTTACTTAGGCGCAAAAGCTTCTGATCCTACTCTTGATAATGACGGTGACGCTCTTATTGACGGTGCCTTGTACTTTGATACAACTAATAACATTATGAAGGTGTACGACTTAGGTACAACTTCTTGGTTGCGTACAACACCTACAAGCAGTGATCAAACAGCTATTAATACCGTTTCAGGTATTTCTTCTGATGTAACAACTGTTTCAGGAATTAGTTCTGATGTTTCTATTGTTTCGGGGATTTCCGCTGATGTAACTAGTGTCTCTGCTAATGAAGCAGACATTTCTACAGTAGCAGGTGTTTCAACAGATGTAAATACTGTTTCAACAATATCAAGTAATGTTACTACAGTAGCAGGGATTTCATCAGACGTAACTTCAGTTGCAGGAAATTCTACTAATATTAATACTGTTGCAACTAACATTGGTGACGTTAATAGCTTTGCTAATAAGTATCGTATTTCAGCATCAGCACCTACAACTTCTTTGGATAGTGGTGATCTGTGGTGGAATACAACTAACAATGAGCTAAGAGCTTATAATACTACTAATAGTGTATGGCAAGCAACAGCACCTTCTGCAGCAGATCAGACTGCTATTAATATTGTAGCAGGAGATCTGGTTTATTCAGAAGATCTAGGATCAATTACTGATACTGTTACAACAGGTAGCGGAAGCTCAATTACTGTTGTTGGAGACGCTATTGCAGATGTAACTGCGGTGGCTACAGATATTAGTGACGTTACTACCGTTGCAGCTTCTATAACAGATGTTAATACCGTTGGGACAAATATCGTTAGTGTAAATACAATTGCGCCTTATATGAGCGACATTAATCGTTATGCTACACAATATGTTATTTCAGCAACAGCTCCTAGTAGTCCTTCTCCAGGAGATTTGTGGTATGATAGTGTAGCCAATACACTAAAGTTTTATACAGGTAGTGTATTTGCTTCGATTTCAGCAGGTATTTCTGATATTGTTAGCGATACAACGCCCCAACTAGGTGGCACACTAGATGCTCAAGATAATGATATGACAAACGTAGGTACCATTTCTGGTTCTAACCTTCAGCTAGACTTTGGAGGTCTATAAAAATGAGTAAATTATTACAACTTCGTGGTGGGACTACCACTGAGCACTCAACTTTTACGGGTGCAGTTCGTGAAGTAACCGTAGACACAGATAAAGATACCCTCGTTGTACATGACGGTTCTACTGCAGGTGGCTTCCCGATTCCAAGATCTGACTCTGATATTAAAACAGCATATGAAAATAACTCAGACACAAATGCTTTTACAGATGCAGAACAAACTAAACTTTCTGGCATTGAAGCTAATGCCACAGCAGACCAAACAGGTTCTGAAATAAAGGCTCTTTATGAGGCAGAAGCTAATGCTTTCACTGATGCTCAGTTTACTAAACTAGCAGGTATTGAAACAGGAGCTACTGCAGATCAAACGGGCGCAGAGATTAAAACTGCTTATGAAGGTGAAGCTGACACAAATGCCTTTACAGATGCTGAAAAGACTAAGCTATCAGGTATTGAAGCCTTAGCGGATGTTACAGACGCAACTAATGTTGAAGCAGCAGGGGCCGTAATGGACTCTGAGCTAACATCTGAAGCTTCTGTCAAAGCTCTTGATCAAGGTGTTGCTACCACTGATACTCCTACTTTTGCAGGGATTATCACAGCAGGTAATGTAGATGGTCGTGATGTATCAGTAGATGGTGCAAAACTAGATGGTATCGAGGCAGGAGCTACTGCGGATCAAACAGGTGCAGAAATAAAGACTGCCTATGAATCTGAGGCAGATACAAATGCATTTACTGATTCTGAGAAAACTAAGTTAGCAGGTATTGAGGCGAGTGCAGACGTAACAGATGCAGCCAATGTTGAACCTTTAGTAGACGCACATATTAATGTTTCTGGCGCTTCTTCAGGACAATATCTTGAGTGGAGTGGAAGTGACTATACTTGGTCAACTGTAGATCTTACAACTCAAGTTAGTCGTTCAGGCGACACTATGAGTGGGTTTTTAACTTTACATGCAGACCCTACTAATGCTTTACATGCAGCAACAAAAGAGTATGTTGATACTATTGCAGCAGCAGGTATTCACTACCATGATCCTGTACGTGTTGAATCACCAAGTAACTTAAATGCTACATATAACAACGGTTCTTCTGGTGTAGGTGCTACACTTACTAATGCAGGTACACAAGCTGCACTAGTGATTGATGGTGTAACATTAAACTCTGCTGATCGTGTATTGGTGTATAACCAAACTAACGCAGCACACAATGGTGTTTATACAGTTACTAATGTAGGATCAGGTTCTACTAACTGGGTACTTACTCGTGCCACAGATGCCGATAGCTATGGCACATCTGATCCAGAAGCTTTTGGTGAAGGTGACGCTTTCTTTGTTAAAGAGGGTGATACAGGTGCTGGTGAACTCTATGTGATGAATACAGCAGGAACTATTACTTTTGGTACTACTGCTATTACATTTACAGTTATTGCTGAAACTGCGGTTTATACTGCAGGAACAGGTATAACACTTGATGGTACTGTATTCTCTATTGGACAAGACGTAGCAACATCTTCTAACGTAACTTTTAACAATATTACAGTTACAGGAACAGTAGATGGTCGTGACGTAGCAAGCGATGGATCAAAGCTAGATAGCATTGAAAGCGGTGCAACTGGTGATCAAACTGCCAGTGAAATCCGTGCTCTTGTCGAAAGTGCAACTGATAGTAATGTCTTTACAGACGCAGATCATACTAAACTTAACGGCATTGAATCAGGTGCAACTGGAGACCAAACAGCAAGTGAAATTAAGATAGCTTATGAAAGTAATTCTAATACAAATGCTTTTACTGATGCTTTATTAACGAAGCTTAATGGCATTGAAACAAGCGCTAAAGATGACCAGACTATTACAGCAGGAAGCGGTCTTTCTGGTGGTGGTACAGGTAACGTAACTCTAAGCCACGCTGATACAAGTTCGGTAACGGATAGTAACAATAGTGGTAACACGTTCATTCAAGATATCACATTTGATACCTATGGACACGTTCAGTCTATTGGAACTGGAACAGTTTCAGTGGGTAACGGAACCTTAACTGTTGAAGGTACAGGTGCGCTTGGTGGCAGTGGTACATTCACGGCTAATCAAAGTGGCAACACAACGATAAGCATAAGCCATGATGACACTTCTAGTCAGTCTTCCGTTAATAATAGTGGTGCGACTGTAATACAAGACGTAACACTTGATACTTATGGTCATGTAACAGGGCTAGCTTCTAAGACACTTTCTTATTCTGACGTAGGCGCACAAGCAGCTGGTACTTACAACACTATCATTGGTACAGACACTGACATCAATACATCAGGCTCTACCATCATTGATAACATCTACGTTACAGATGGTGTTATCACTAGCATGGGTACACGTGTCCTTACCCTAGCTGACCTTGGGTATACTGGTGCAACAAACGCTAACTACATCACAAACAACAACCAGCTAACTAATGGTGCAGGGTATACAACCTTTACTGCCAACCAGTCTCTTAATACAAATAACAGCCCAACATTTTCTAACCTTTATGTTGATGGTGCAATTTACTCTTATGGTGATACTAACACTTATACTCAGTATCATGCAGGAGATCAGTGGCGTGTTGTTGTGGGAGGCTCAGAGCGTTTAGAAGTTAAGAATAGCTCACCACACGTTCTTGTAAGTGGTGACTTAAACAGTACTTCAGATGAGCGTCTTAAAGAAAACATTAATCCAATTGAAAATGCCTTAAGTGATATTTGTAAACTAAACGGCGTGTCTTTTAATTGGAAAGATACTGGAACTAAAGCTTCAGGGTTTATTGCACAGCAAGTAGAACCTATTTTGCCAGACTTGGTTAATACAAACGATGATGATGGAATTAAGTCTGTTAATTACATTGGACTTATTGGTCATCTTGTAGAAGCAATTAAAGAACAACAAGAGCAAATTAATGCTCTTAAAGAACAAATCAATAGCTAATAGTATAAGGAGATACGAAGATGGCTATACAAGTAGGCGGTGTAACCGTCATAGATAACAGTCAAAACCTAACAAGCAGCGTAGGAGGTTTAAAGACCGTAGGCGGTAACAGTCTTTTAGGCTCTGGTGATATTTCAATAGCGTCAGGGTTACAGTTCGAAGCAACATTGTCAAAGGCCTTTTCCAACCTTCAGTATGGTAATGGTTACTTTGTAATGCTAGATCAAACAACAAACCCTTACACTGTTTACTACTCATCAAATGGAACTAGCTGGTCTTCATATACATTGCCATCAGCAGCATCTAATACCTATTACACTAACAAGCTAAGATGGTATGAAGCAGCGCAAAAATGGATTCTCTTTAGCAGTAGGCATATGTACATTGCAAGCAACCCAACAAGTTCAGGGAACTGGACGTACCGTGCTCTATATAGTGGATGGGGTGGTGTCCAAGGTATTGGTTACGTATGGGGTAGCGGTGTAAACACAGGTTCTAGAACAGATGGCCGCTTTATTGCTGGGCATGGTTGGACAGGTTCTTATGGGACTTGGGGTATATCTTATAGTGACAACCAAGGCAGTACTTGGTATGGAGGTGGCTCACAAAGTATGGGTAACTTCGGCTATGGACACTATTCAGGTTATAACACCAACCAAGTTGTTGTAGGTGGTTTTCAAATACAAAACCCTCTTGGCTCTCCTACGTTTAACCCCTCTTATAGTGGGCCGCAACAGGATAGTAACGCCTTTGTAAAAACAATAAATAGTTCAACTGATTTAGCTTTTGGTAGTGACTACTATTTTTACCATGTTTCTAACTCAAATGGTTATCAAGTACAGAGTAGTATGTCTGTACCGAGCGGTACTAATAAAGTTGTATGGGATTCTGCTAATAGCCAGTATATAGCTATTGCTACTAACTATATTTACACATCCCCTACTGGTGAATACTGGGCCGCAAACTTCTCACCAACTGGTGGTGCTACTGTTAATGCTATGGCAACAGGCGGTGGTAATCTGGTCGTATGTGGTAACGGCGCAACATTTACTACAACGCTATAAGGGATTATAATAAAATGACTGAACGTGTATATAATGATGATGGCTCTTACAGCCTTAGTACAGAAGAAGCAAGAGAAAAACGTAACACTCTCCTAGCAGAAACCGATTGGTGGGCTGTAAGTGACCGCACGATGACCCAAGCTGAGACAGATTACCGTCAGGCTTTGCGTGATGTACCACAGCAAGAAGGGTTTCCTGTTACAGTAACATGGCCCACTAAACCTTAAAACAAGGACTATTAATGTCAAAAAGAAAATCTCGCTACGCTACTAAAAATAACGTTCATCGTCTTGGATTTCATGTAATACCTAAAAATGAAAAACAAGATAAACTTATAAGAAGTATTAAAGTGTATCCTATTACTGTTACAATTGGTTGTGCAGGAACAGGAAAAACTTATTGTAGTGCAGGAACTGTAGCACAGTTATATCTTCAAGGTAAATACGATAAAATTGTATTAACTCGTGCTAACGTTCCTACAGGTAAAAGCCTTGGACACTTTCCTGGAAGTATTCAAGAAAAGATGACTCCTTGGTTATTACCAATGTTAGAAGTTTTAGAAAAAGCTTTTGGCAAAGCCAAATATCAGTATATGATAAATAAAGGTGAGATTGAAATACAACCGATTGAGACTATTAGAGGGCGTTCTTACGAGAACGCTCTTGTTTTAGTTGATGAAGCTCAAAATTTAAACATGGATGAGCTAAAAGCTATTAGTACACGCTTGGGTGAAAACTCTAAGTTAATACTTATGGGTGATCCTGCTCAATCGGATGTAAAAGAAGGTAAGGATCTTATGAGATTTTGCAGCTTAATTAAACAAACAGGAATTAGTTTACCTGTTGTAGAATTTTCCGTTGATGATATTGTTCGTAGCGATATTGTAGCAGATCTTGTAAGGATGTTTATAGCACAGAAAATATAGAGAATCTTATGACAGAATATTATTCGGAAGAAGAAAGAATTATTGCGCTAGAAAAGGCGAAAGATGAATTAAATTCCCGAAAAAGTAAAGAGATATGGGGCTATAACGATTGTTGGCAGTTTGTTTCTAATTATGATTTATTCTTAAGAGGAAATGACTCTAAGTTAAAAGATTTAGAAATCAGCTATGATAGCCCTATATCTTGGGAATTACAAATAAAAAAGTTATTTAGAAGTTACGAAATCTTTGCAGATTACACTAACTACAAAATTGTTAAAAATAAAAAACCCAAAATTGGTGATGTTGCTTATCAGATTATGAATGACGGAAATATCTCCGCTTTAATAGCTGACAAAAGCCATTGGGTAACAGCACGAGGCGATAAAGGTGTTGTAAGAGCTACTCAAAAAATGTTCTTAGAACTTAATTTTCCTTTAATCGTCAGGCCAATAAGGGAATAAATTATGGCAGTTTATTATTATAAAAATTCACAGATATTAGCTCCTGTTAGTATTGTATCGAATGAACCTATGTTTGATATGACAACAGTGTCTCTTAAGACTCGAAGAGCTTCACAAGGACATCAGCGTTGGGAATTAAGCTTTAATATCCAACCTACAGACAATAATATAGAAGAAACATTACTAGCAGGTGTTGATAATTTAAATTCAGAAACTATGATTATGCCTCAAATGACTTCTGTAGTAGATCGATTTTCCTTTTCAGGACCAGCTACTGTATCAGCTACAGCATTAGCAAATTCAACAACAGTTAATATAAGTGATACAATAACAAATTCAGGGACTATTCCAAAAGGTTATTTTATTAAGTTTAATACTTCTGATAAATTACACATTGTTACTTCAGATTCTACATTTAGTTCTAATACTGGAGAAGTTGTTGTTAGTATTTATCCAAAACTAACTCAAAATGTTAATTTAGGATCTCAACTGCTGACAGGTGACTCTGTAGTATTTTCTTACTACAAAGATATTAATAACCAAACAGGAATTACCTTTACAGATGGTGTTTTAGCAAATCCAGGAACAATTACACTATTAGAGGCAATTTAAAATGAGAGTCTTTTCTAGTGCAGTTCAAACATTAATTGATAGTGGTAATATAGAATACTTTTTCTTAATTACTTTAGAATTTACAAGTACTTATAGGCTGACTAGTTATCGTTCTAATTTAATTTATGATGGAAATACTTATACAGCAGATGGTGGTTTATTTGAAATAGATGAACCTAAATTTTCTTCTGTAGTTGACAGAGAAGCTTATCGTATTGTTATTGCAGAAGACTTAGATGAAATGTTTGCAGAGTTTGAAGCTAACGTTGTTGGTAAACCTATTGATGTAAAAGTTGGTTTTGTTGACACTAATGGCCAACCCTTATTAGGTACAGATGATGTTGTTTCTGTTTATAGAGGCAGAGCAGACAGCCCTGCAATCTCAAATGACTGGGAAGAAAAACTTGCTGTAATAGAGGGTACATCTCCTATGGCAGACCTTGATGCAGTTAATGTCAGATTTACTTCTAAAGATGGTATGGATCAAGTTAATACTAATGATACTTCTTTTGATGAAATTTATGGAAACAGAGAAATAACTCTAAAGTGGGGTAAAGTATAATGGCTTTTAAATTATTTCTTAGAATTCTCGTTACTGTTATTTCTATTTCTCATCAGCAAAATCAAATGGCAAAAATGCGTGCTGAACAAGAACGCAGAATGCGGGAACAAGAAGCTCGTATGGCAGCAGAAGCTGACAAGCGAAAAGGATTTTCCTTTACGGTTAGTGGTCAAGCAGCTCCTTTGCCAATTGTTTACGGTAAAAACGTATTAGGTGGTATTGAAACAGCACATAAGGTAAGCAATAATTATGCTTCAGGTAGTGAGGCTTCAGCTAGTAAAGTTTTATCTCAAGGGCTAGGTGCTTCAGGGAGTGGCTCTAAAAACGAATTTTTACATGTACAATATGCGCTATGTCACGAAGGTATAGAGGGCGTACAGTGGATTAAAGTTAATGGAGTAGACTATAACGACAGTCAATCTAAATTCCAACATAGATTTAGAATTTATAATGATGGTGGTACAGCAGACCCTGCAGCTGTTGCTAATGGTTTTCCTTCTACAAATACTTTTACAGGTACAGCAAATGCTTCTGCAACATATAAACTTAATCGTGACGATTATAACTATGCAGGAGTTCCTTCTGTAGAGTTTTTGGTAAAAGGGCGTAAGATTAAGACAATAGTAAGAAGCGGTGCAGGAACAAGTGCAGATCCTTATACTTATGCTTTGTCTACAGCATCAAGTTATAGTAATAACCCTGCTTATTGTTTACTAGATTATTTAATGAATGCTAATTTTGGTAGAGGGCTTCCTGAATCAGAAATTGATTTAGAATCTTTTTACGATGCAGCAAAGGTTTGCGATACTATTGTTATGACACAAGCCTTAATCGGTGGTCAAGTTAACGGTCACAAAACTATTCATACTGTTGCAGACTATGCGTCTCTTCCAGGAAATCTTGAAGATAGAACCTATGAAAATGAAGTCTGGCAGACAGAAGACACTGAAAACTTTTATCAATGGCAACGAACATCTTGGGCAGAAACATCTTATGATGAGCGTAGAGATATTCCTTTGTATGAATGTAATATGGTTATTAACCCAGAAGCACCTATTAGAGATAATATTGAACAGCTGCTTTATACAATGGGACTAGCTGAACTAAGCTGGACAACCTCTGGTAAATATAAACTATCTCTTAAATATCCTACTACGCAACAAGAAGCCGAAGCGCTTGTAGATCCTGCTCATGTATTTAATGAGGATAATATTCTTAAAGATGAAGTAAAAATTGCTTATACTTCTGCATCAGATAGATTTAATCAAGCAACAATAAGCTTTGTTAATGAGCATGAAGATTTTAAAGAAGATAGTATTTCTTGGCCTCCTCTTTATAGTAGTACTTATAACACTTATATTGCAGAGGATGGTAATCAACCTCTTAAGTCTTCTATAACTTCGGGCGGTGTTACTGATCCTTATCATGCACAAGCTCTTTGTGAGCAGCTAGTAAGACGCTCTAGAACACTAAAATCAATTTCTTTTAGAGTTGACAATTCTGGGTTAACAGTTGAACCTGGGGATTTTATTAAAGTAACTATTCCTCAAAATAATATAACAGACCAAATTGTTAGAGTTGAAGAAATACAAGTTAATTCAGACTTAAGTGTTAAAATATCTGGTTATACTTTTGATCATAATGTTTTAGCATGGAATATTGCTAACGATATTGCTTATACAGAGCAACCTACTTATGATTTTACAGTAGATGCGCCTACAAATTTTGTTTATGATGAAGGCTCTGTTAATAATGATAATAAGCATGTTATTGGTAATTTGACTTGGACTGATAACAATAACGGCAGTGCTTTTTCTTATGACGTATCTTATCGTGTAAATGGAGCATCCGATTATATCTTTTTAGCTAATACTAAATATAATCAACTTGAATTGTTTAATTTTGAAGGATTAGCTAATAATGATTATTTTGATTTTAAAGTACAGGCTAAATCTCCTCTAGGTCAATTAAGTGACCCTGTAGAAATTACAAACCAACTTGTTAAAAAAGCTCCAAATGAAATTATTTCTTTGCAAATTAATGAAGAACAGTATATTACAAACAATGCTTCAGGTCTAAAGAACAGGCTTCTTTTAAATTGGGCTCCTGATAATACGGGTGTTTTATCTTATTATTATTTAGTAGAATATAAACAAAATACTGAATCTACTTATCAAGTAGTAGGTACAACTAACAATCCAGAAATATCTATTCCTGATGTAAGAGCAGGTATTTTTGATTTTAGGATAACTCCTTATAGTGTTTATAATTATGCAGGAGATACGTTTGAAGCTCAACAAACAATTGTTGGATTTTCTGCTGATCCTGCAAGCCCAACAGGGTTTACAGGTAATATTAATGAAGGACAAATTAACTTAACTTGGGATGAGCCAACAGACCTAGATGTACTTTATGGCGGTCATTCTGAAATTAAATTTCACTTAGCAACTGATGGAACTGCTACTTGGGACACCGCTTCAACCGTGGTTTCTTCTTTATCAGGTAATACTACCAACAAAACAGTTCCTACTCTAACTGGAACTTTCTTTATAAGATTTTATGATGCTTTTGGAAACTTCTCAGCAACACCTGCACAGTTTATTAGTACGTTTGTTGATGAATCATTTAACTTTATTCAAGAATATGACCAAGACGCAATAAATTATAGTGGTGCTAAAACAAATTGTACTTATAATTCGAGTACGGGTACATTAGATCTAGATGCCAATCAAACATCTATGGTTTATGAATTTAATTCAGTAGTAGACTTAAATGAAGTTGTAACTGTACGAGTAACACCAGACCTTAAAATGTTAGTTACTAACGCAGGAGTTGATGTTGCAGATTATGTTAATATTGCAAATGAACCTCGTTTTGTTGGTCCTTTTGCGGATGCTACTGCTAAAATTTATGTTGCTACTACTGACGACGATCCCAGCGGAACTCCAACATGGAGTGACTGGAAATTCCTATTGGTTAGTAGCTACAAAGCTAGAGCTATGAAGTTTAAGTTGGAAGTTGACACTGTAGATTCTAATACCGCAGTTTCTGTTACAGATCTTAATGTTACACTCGATAAAAAGGATGTTATTAAGACAGGCACAAGTACAAGCAGTACTTCAGCAGATGTCACTGTGTCTTATCCCACAGCATTTTATGGTGGACTTACAGGAACAAATGCACCTAGAGTTGGTATACAGACTATCGGAGGTCTTGCAGGAGATCAGGTTGTAATCTCGTCTCGTGATAATACTGGGTTTGTTTACTCAATTTATAACGGCGGTTCTAGAGTACAAAGAACAATAGATTACCAAGCAATTGGTCAATAAAGGAGAAAATTATGTCAACAGCGAGTTTAGTTATTGACGCCAACCAAAGTGGCCTTGCTTATACAGCCGATTTAAATGCAGGTTTAGCTGCAATTAACACTTGTCATTCAGGGTCTTCGGCACCTACCACTGAAGTATCTGCAGGTAAACTTTGGTTAGACACAAGTGGAACAGACCCTGTTCTAAAAATTTACAGAAGCGGTTGGAAATCATTATTTACGTTGAGTAGTACAAATGTATCTACTAGTGTTAATGCCCTGACAACCGCTACCGCAACGGTAACAAGTACATCTACATTTACAGGACTTATTACTGCAAACGGTGGAGTATCTACTACTACTGTAACGGCTAGTGGGAATATTTCAGGAGTAGGTGGAACATTTACAGGAAATGTATCAGGAGTAGATGGAACATTTACAGGTGATATTACTGCAGTAAATGGTACATTTTCAGGTGATGTAGAAGCAGATGACTTGAATACAACTTCAGATAGGCGTTTAAAAACAGATATCAATAATCTAGAAAATGCTTTAGATAAAGTAAAAGCACTTCAAGGTGTATCTTTTAAAATGAATAATAAAGATAAAATTGGTCTTATTGCTCAAGATATACAAGAAGTTATACCAGAAGTTGTTAAAGAAAACGAAGAAGGCTATTTATCAGTATCTTACGGAAACATTGTAGGGTTACTTATTGAGGCTATTAAAGAGCAACAAGTTAAGATAGAAAGCCTAGAGAAAAAGTTAGGAGAATAACATGGCAAGAACAATAATTGATGACTGGAAAATTATTCCACGATTAATGATGCTTGCAGTAACTATTTTAACTTATCAAGCCGTACATTGGTTTATGGCTTTACCTGATCCCAGTAACGCACAGGCAGGGCTAGTCTCTGTCTGTATGGGTGCCTTAACAGGTTGTTTTGGCATTTGGATGGGAAAGGAAGTTAATAAATGATACAAGCTTTAATAGGACCATTAACAAGTTTGGCGGGGACATGGTTAAATGGAAAAGTTGAAACAAAAGCTGCTGAAACTAAAGCAAAAGTTGCTAAGTCTGAAGCTGAAGCACAGATTATGCTTTCTAGGGCAACTAGTGAAGCAGACTGGGAAAAGATTATGGCAGAAGGGTCGCAGTCTTCTTGGAAAGACGAGTGGCTAACAATTCTGTTTAGTATCCCCCTTGTGTTAGTTTTTACTGGAGATTGGGGCCGAGAGATTGTAGCAAATGGTTTTGCTGCACTTGAGACAATGCCAGACTGGTATCAGTACACTTTAGGTGTTATTGTAGCTGCTAGCTTTGGTGTCAGATCCGCAACAAGATTATTTGGGAAGAAGTAATGAGTTTTAAATTATCAAATCGTAGTTTAGGAAAATTAGAAGGTGTTGATGAAAACTTAGTAGCAGTTGTAAAACGAGCTATTGAGTTAACTAAAGTAGACTTCGGAGTTGTTTATGGACTTCGTACTGTTGAAGAGCAAGAAAAACTTGTTGCAGCAGGTAAGTCTCAGACAATGAAATCAAAACACCTAGAAGGTCGTGCAGTAGACCTTATGGCTTATGTAGATGGAAAAGGTTGTTGGGAACTAAATGTTTACGATGATCTTTGTGACGCTATGAAAGCAGCTGCAGAAGAACTAGGTGTAGCTATTAAATGGGGAGCTGCTTGGTCAGAGGGCGATATTCGTTCTTATCCAGGAACAGCAGAAGACGCTATGATGAAATACATTGATTTACGTCGATCACAAGGACGTAGACCCTTCATAGATGGACCTCATTTTGAACTAATGTAAATAGCTGACGTTTAAGAATAAAGAGACAGGAAAAACACTCAAGTTTACCTGAAAGTCTCTAAGGGGGTGGGTGCGCTCACCCCTTACTTAATACCTGACGTTTAAGAATAAACTAGGGGTATTTTAATATATTTTAAGTATATAAGTATATTATTTATTTTAATTATATTAATAACCAATAAGAGGTCGTTATGGCTAAAAAGAAAGACTCACGCTTAGAACGTGCAGGAGTATCTGGTTATAATAAGCCTAAACGTACTCCAAATCATCCAACTAAATCACATATTGTTGTGGCTAAAGTTGGTGATAAAGTAAAAACAATTCGCTTTGGTGCTCAAGGTGCTGTTGGTTCTCCTAAGAAAGAAGGTGAATCTGCTAAGTACAAAGCCCGTAGATTAGCTTGGAAAGCTCGTCATGCTACCAATATTGCTAAAGGTAAAATGAGTGCTGCTTATTGGGCAGATAAGGTGAAGTGGTAATGCCAGTACAAAAAGTTAAGGGCGGCTATCGTTGGGGAAAGACTGGTAAAGTTTATAAAACCAAAAAAGAAGCCGAAAAACAAGCCAAAGCTATTTATGCCTCTGGCTATAAAAAGAATAAGAGGAAACGGTAATGGCTCAATTAACGAAACCAACAAAGAATATTAAAAAGTCGGTAGCTGATCCTAGTGATAGTTATCAGTCTTTAAAACCTATGTGGAAAAAGTCTCGTGCTGTACTACAAGGACAAGAAAATGTTAAGGCACATGATGAATATCTAATGCATGATTATTCTAATGTACTTATTCCTTTCTCACCTAGTATGACACAGCGTCAATATGATTTTTATCGTTCAGAAGCAGAACTTCCAGGTTTAACTGCACAGTATTGTAAAGTTCTTATTAGCTCTTTGCTACGTAAAGATTCTCAACTGGTTTTACCAGAAGAACTTCCTGAAGATGCCTTCACTTGGATTAAAGACAACTTTACACTAGATGGTCGTTCTTTGTTTAACTTTTTAGATGCTGCACTTTGGGAAGAGCTTCAAACATCTCGTGCTTGGGTTTATGTTGATTATCCTGAGTTAAGTGTTGAGCAGTATGATGCAATGACACCCGAAGAGCGTGATACAATTAAACCATACCCTGTTATTCTTGAAGCTGAAAACGTAATCAATATTCAAACAGATACACACCCTGTTACTCGTCAAAAGACGCTAACACGTATGGTAACACGTTATCTTACTAAAAAGTATACTAACGATAATCCTTGGCATCCAAATTATATTGATACTGTTTGTGATCATTATCTTGATGAAACTGGTCGTTTAGTTCTTGATTATTACGAACATCCAGACAGTAATAACGAAATTAAAGTTCTTAACGGTGATGCAAAACAAGAATATGTAGAGTTTGGACATCAAACTCAATTTGTCAAAGTTAATACAGTTTATCCAACTATGTTTGGTGAACGCTTAATGCGTATTCCTGCATGGCCTTTGAATGGGCAGATAGATCCAGTAGAACCTGTTCTTATGCCATTAATTGATCGTGAGATTTCACTTTACAATAAGGTATCTCGCCGTAATCACTTACTATATGGTGCAGCCACTTATACTCCTGTTGTTCAGTCTGACATGACAGACGAAGAATTCCAAGAGATTGTGGATGCAGGGCTGGGTACTTGGCTACGAGTTCGTAAGGATGAATCAATTAGTGTACTAGAAACACCTACTTCAGCTCTTGCAGATATGGATCGTTCTATTGAGACTACTATCGTTCAAATGGGGCAAATGGGCATTAAAATGCTTTCTCCAGAATTTGCTGCGTCAGGTGTAGCTTTGGAAATTCGTAATGCTTCACAAACCGCACAGTTAGGTACTCTTAATGCTAAAGTATCAGGAACTATGCGTGAAGTAATTGCATTTATGCTGAACTGGAAATATGAAACAGATTATACGGCTAGCGATATAAATTTCCAAATGTCTAATGACTTCTCACCT